CATCAACGCCCAATAGTGACGAAGACACATTTGCTATGATTTGGAAACAAGCAGAGAACAAATTTGATGCACACGGCAACGAAAGTGATGTTGGCGAAAATGGCTTCCATAGTTTTGTTGCAGAATGGAACGAACATCCTGACAGAGACGACGAATGGAAAGCAGCAGAAATTGGACGCATTGGCGAAGAAAAGTTTAGACGTGAATATGGTTGTGAATTCTTAGTATTTGATGAAACATTAATTAATTCAATTAAACTTGCAGCTATGGATGGGACAAGTCCTATATTAAATATGGGTCAAACACGTTGGTATAAAAAACCAACTGCGCAGTATACATATTGCATTGCACTTGATCCTAGTATGGGCACTGGTGGTGACAACGCTGCAATTCAAGTGTATGAATTACCTAGTTACGAACAAGTAGCAGAATGGCAACACAATCAAACTGCTATACCAGGACAAATAAGAGTACTTGCTGACATATGCAAATATATAGAAACAGAAACTAAAAACCCGCAAGGAATTTACTGGAGCGTGGAGAACAATGGACTAGGTGAGGCTGCCCTTATCGTTATAAACGACTTCGGTGAAGAGAACATTCCGGGTTTGTTCGTCAGTGAGCCTATCCGCAAAGGACACGTTCGTAAATTCCGCAAGGGCTTTAATACTACACACGGTACAAAGGTTACGGCGTGTAGTAGACTAAAAACTATGGTTGAAAACGATAAAATGATTATTCGTTCAAAGCCATTAATTGGTGAACTAAAGAGTTTTATTGCAACTGGGTCTAGTTATACTGCAAAGTCAGGAGCACACGACGATTTAATTAGTGCCACATTACTTGCACTAAGAATGATGGAAGTATTAAAAGACTGGGATCCTAGAGTATATAATACCTTTAATCAAACCGAAGAGTTTGAAGATTACGAAGCTCCAATGCCTATCTTCATTAGCAGCAACTATTGATAAATACATTTATGCAGAATTTAGACTTAATAGCAAACGAATTGTTCAATAAAATAAGAGGTCGCTTTCCGAGTGTAACTATTGGCGATGCTGAAGGGAATGTAACTAACGAACCAAAACAGGCTCGTTATTTTGATTTTGATTTTATGAATGAAGGTCGACCAGTTGGAAAGATAAGTATTAGTCTAGATGATAAAAATGTAGCAGTTGTATATGGCGAAAGTTTGGTATCTAACGAAACCGAGTTAACAAAAAACAATTGGTATGATTTTTTAAAAGAATTAAGAATGTTTGCAAGAAAAAGAGCACTGACATTCGACACAAGAGATATTACTAAATCGAATTTAAATAGTAGAGACTACAAATTTTTAGCGAAAAACCGTGACGGGGATGGAACAATGACAGAATCTAAAATGTATGGCACATCAAAAATAAGTTATCAAGACTTTGATGGAGCACGTTTAATGATTAAACACACCGAAGGTATTGATCAAGAAGCAGCCGGTGGCAGAGCAAAGAAAGTTGGTTCTTTGTATATTGAAAGTGCAGAAGGTGAAAGATTTAAATATCCATATAAGCACATAACTGGTGCAAGAGCAATGGCTAGACACGTTGCAGAAGGCGGTAATGCTTATGATGATTTTGGTAAGCATATTGTAAGTATGTCAGAAGAAATGAACAAACTACGTAAGTTTAAATCTTATATGGGTCGTTCAGCAGTAATGGCAGAAAGCCTAGCAGATTATGTAGATGTAGTTAAAGAACGTATTGTCACAGTTAAGAAAACACTAGAGTCATTACAACGCCCGGCATACTATAAAGAAACATTTGAAGCATTTGCTCCAGCAGTAATGGAAGATGTCCCAACTGACGTTGCTGAAAATTGGATTGATCAATTAACTATTAGACAGTTTAACGAAGAGTTATCAGATGTATTCCCGTACATTTACAAGTTAGTAAGTGAAGCAAGTAAGGCTGAAGAATTAACTGCTGAAGATTTAATGGCAGAGGTTGCAGGACCAGACAAGTGCTGGCCAGGACACAGAAAAGTTGGTACACAAAAAGGTACTGGCAAGAACGCAGGTAAGCGTGTAAACAAGTGTAAGAAGATCGAGTCTAAAGATGAAATGGAAATTGAATCAGCGTTTGAAGAAATGATGGGTCAGTTTGGTGAACAAGAAACTAACGAAACACAAGAAGGCAAAGTAGGAACTATGGCGTTGTTTGTTACTGATCAAGATGGCGGCGAACACGAAGTAGAAGTTGAAGTTGAAATTAAAAACGGTAAACCAGAGATAGTTGCTAATACATTACCTGGACCAGAAGACAGACTTTATTGGGATGACGCTGACATTGAACAACAAGCAATGGATGCAATGAAAAATGGCGACATTGAATTTGATGAAAGTTTTGACCCACAGTCAGAGCCAAGCAAGCAAGAAATGGAACTTGACAAATTAAATGATGTATACGAAAAAGGCGGCGAAGCTGGACTTGCAAAAGAAATAGGATTATCTCCACAAGAGTTAGATAGAGAAATGTCTGAGTACGGTATGGAACACGGCTTACATATGGATGATGATAGAGACGACATTATTCAGGGTTACATAGAAGAGCTAGTTGATAATATGGACGAAGGCAATGCATATGCACACGCTGTAAAGAAAGCCAAAATGAATGGCAAGAAAAAAGGCGACAAAGTTGACGGACCAGACGGTGATGAGATTACACTTGAAAAGGACGAAAAGACACCATTAGGAGAGTTTATACTTTCTTATTACGATAAAGAAGCAGGCGAATTTCCAAAAGGCGAAACAGCAATACTTACTATGGTAGAAAAAGACTACGGTAACGAATTTATAGAACCTGCAAAACAGTTTATTACTAAAGTATACCAAGTAACAGAAGAATACAGAGAGCCTGAAACATCACCTGAATTCGAAAGAATGAGAGAACTAGCAGGCTTAAGATAAATAGAATTGGATGAATAATCCAAAAAGTTTTTTAAGTTTTTCTTTAAAAAAGACTTGACATTGTTTGTAGAATAGCATATAATAACAACTGTGCTACAGACAAATAGGCACTAGTAGCAATGTAGCTACTGCACATAGGCATAACATTTAGGAGGCATTAACTATGGCATCATTAGCAGAAATCCGAGCAAAGCTCAAAGCACAAGAAGCAGGCGCTTCAGGAAACCGTCAGTCAGGCGGTGATAACAGCATTTACCCATTTTGGAATATTAAAGAAGGCGAGTCGGCAACGATGCGTTTCTTACCAGACGGTAATGCAGATAACACATTCTTTTGGAAAGAAAGACTTGTTATCAAACTACCATTTGCAGGCGTAAAAGGTGAAACTGATTCACGCCCTGTACAAGTACAAGTACCGTGTATGGAAATGTACGGCGAAACTTGTAACATTCTTAACGAAGTACGTGGATGGTTTAAAGACCCAAGTCTAGAAGATATGGGTCGTAAGTATTGGAAGAAACGTTCTTACATCTTCCAAGGGTTTGTAACTGATAACCCACTATCGGACGATACTACACCTGAGAATCCAATTCGTAGGTTTATTATTGGACCACAAATCTTCCAGATCATTAAGCAGGCGCTTATGGACCCAGATATGGAAGAACTGCCAACAGATTATACTGCTGGTGTAGACTTCCGTCTAAACAAAACTTCAAAAGGCGGATACGCAGACTATTCAACATCTAACTGGGCACGTAGAGATCGTCCACTAGGTGATGCAGAAATGGCTGCTGTCGATACACACGGCTTGTTTAATCTAAATGACTTCCTACCTAAAAAGCCAGGTGAAGTAGAACTAAAAGTAATGCAAGAAATGTTTGAAGCATCAGTAGATGGCGAAGCGTTTGATATGGATCGTTGGGGACAGTACTTCCGTCCTGCAGGATTTGCACAACGCACAGGCGATCCACAAAAAGCGGCAAGCCCACAAGCAACTGCTGTAAGCCAAAGTGCTCCAGTAGAAACTGCTACAGCGGCAGCACCAGAAGCAACTCCAGCACCAGCGGCTGAAGCGGCTCCTGCAGAAGGTGGCAACGCCCAAGACATTCTAGCAATGATTAGATCACGTCAAGGTTAATAAAACAATATGACAGCTATTAACAAAACCGAAGCAGAGATTCACGGTTTACCTGTCAACACTTCAAAAGTTAATAGCTGTCACGCTTTTTAGATAGGAGAAAAATATGGCGAACAAATCGTTTGATCCGACAAAGTTTCGGAATTCATTAACAAAATCTATTTCAGGTATGAGTGCAGGATTTAACGATCCTACAGACTGGATTAGTACGGGTAACTATGCACTCAATTATCTTATCTCAGGAGACTTTAACAAAGGTGTTCCTATGGGTAAGGTTACTGTGTTTGCAGGTGAGTCTGGTGCAGGTAAAAGTTATATCTGTGCAGGTAACATTGTAAAGGCAGCACAAGATCAAGGTATCTTTGTAGTACTAATTGACTCTGAGAATGCACTTGATGAGTCGTGGTTACACGCATTAGATGTAGACACATCAGAAGAAAAACTACTTAAACTTAATATGTCAATGATTGACGATGTTGCTAAAACTATTTCAACATTTATGACAGACTACAAAGCAATGAACGAGGAAGAGCGTCCTAAAGTATTGTTTGTTATTGATAGTTTAGGTATGTTACTAACACCTACAGACGTTGATCAGTTTAACAAAGGTGATATGAAAGGTGATATGGGTCGTAAGCCTAAGGCATTGACTTCACTTGTTCGTAACACAGTTAATATGATTGGTTCACATAACGTAGGCTTAGTATGTACTAATCACACTTATGCATCACAGGATATGTTTGATCCAGATGACAAGATTAGTG